AAAGTAAACACCTATACTATTTTTGCCTACAAAGGTGTCACCCTTGATTGAGTTGTAAAGATTGCCTTTTACATTCTTTTTTTTGCGTGTTAAGTTTGACTTAGCTTGGCTAACTACATACTTTGTAAACTTTTTTAAAATCGCATCTAAATTAGCATCCATCGCAAACAGTTGTATCGTTATCAGGATAACTTAATACTAAATCTAAAGTCATTCCATCTAATCCGTTTGTAAATGCTTTGTTGAAAATTGTTGGCTCGGTTGCACTTTCAAACTCAATGTCAAAATCATTTCTTGTTAACCTTAATTTCTTTGTGAGGTTGTTTAGTATTGAGTGAATGGAAGCAAAGTTATCTAATCGGTTATCGTTGCCTAAAAACTTATTTGTTATCGTAGTCTTAACCTCATCTCTTTGTGCCAAAGCTGTAATTTCAAAACCTATTGTCTTTGTTTCAAAGTTTGCAGAAACGATGTTAATGTTAACAAGGTTGTAAATGTTCTTTTTATCAAAGTCAATACTATCTTCGCTTTCCATTAAAGTAATGGTATTTACGTCGCTATCGTTTTGTAAAATAGTAGCAATTAATTCTATGCAGTTGTATATCGGATTTCTCATTTTAAAGTTTTTAAAATTCTTGTATTTTCTTTATCCCAATCGTTTATAAATTCACAATGTGTTAAAAATTGGAATATTGTAAGTTCGTAAACTTTGGAATGTTTGAAGTAATCTCTTCCAGCGACTGCATCAATGTATGCATACCAACTCCATTTTTCTCTAAAAGCGTTGACTGTTCCGCCGTTAGTTCCTGCTCCAAAAAGCTCGGTAAATGTTTCAGCAATTCTCTGCTTAAATCCCAAAAAAAAACCTTTGCCCCTAAGAAAGCCATCGCTGGAGCGTGTGCCATTTTAAGATAATTATCCTCTGTCCCTTTATAATCTTCAATGTTATAAAGTTTGCCAAACTTGTTTTGAATAGGTCGGTATGCTACCGCTAAGAAGCGAAGTATATCGGTTTCAGCGTAGGTATCTAAATCGATGTATTCTGCCGTAGTAAGGTTATCAAAGTTCGGAATAAAGCCATACGTTATGCCATTCATTTCAAATCTATCTATTAACGCTGGTTCGGTTTCAAATAGCTTTGTAAGGTCGTGCAATATTTCTCTAAACTCTTTAAGTGGGATATTTAGAACGTCAACAAATGATACATCACAAAGGATTGAAACCATTTGATATTCTAATATTGAGGTTTGATTTTCCTCAACTGCTTTATTCCATCGTATCATTTGCTCGATGGTAATCTCGTTGTAATTTTGTGGGATTGTTATCGTCATATTACTATAACGAAAAAAAAGTATTTTTTTCTAGTATACGTAATATTTTCCTTTGTTGGGTTTGCCTATGTAATTCCAAACTGCATAACCTAAGGCATCGAGTAAATGGTTATAGTCATCTATCGGGGTTTCTGATTTCTTATCGTGCCAAACGTAGTTATTCAACTCTTTAATTAAATTGATACTATCTTTATCAATTATAATTTCATAGTCTTGAAGTAATGCAATTCTATCAATTATCTTTGGTTTGTCAATACCTTTGATATTCAATCCTCTTTGCTTTAATTCGCTTATAAGTCTTGGCTCGGCACTATCTGCTATAATCAAATTATTAGCCCCGCAAAATCGATTATTATAAGTATATATTTCAGTTGTTGTTAATCCAGCTTTATAAAGTAATTCCTTTGCATAAACTATTTTCTTTTCTTTGTCTATTGAAACTTGAACTAATGTAGTCGGGTCAATACTAAATCCAAAATCTTGACCGTAAATTGATTTACTTACTTCTTTAAATTCATCAATACGCCAGTTAGAATAAACAACTCCCTCAGCTTTGTTTAACCACCCACCTAATATTTGATGCTTATACTTTTCGGGATTGGTTAATTCAATTCTTTTAACCTCGTTTATAAAGCTGTCATCTAAATTATCTATATTATCTAAGTAGGTAGTATGTATGTAGGTTGTATCATCTTTAATACCATTAAATCCCTCTTGTACTCCTCTATCTTCAAAGAAGCGTTTATAAATCCAATGCTCTTTTGTTGCTGGGTTTAAAATTAAAATAACTCTATTCTGTTTGCCTTTTTGCCTAATTGATAAATTAATTTTGTCAAAGGTAGTTTCATCGGTTAACTCTTCTGCCTCATCTAAAATCCACGTTGTAACGCCTTGCAATGATTTGAGGTTTGCGGTCTGGTCACCGCTGGAAGTTCGTATGCCTCGAAAGATAATATCTGATTTGCTTTGTAAGTTTTTAATTTCTGATTTGTTGATTTCAAATAAAGGATTAAGCTCCATTAAATCAATTTTTTCCTGAAATTCTGGAATAATTGACAAATGCGCTGAGGTCATTGTTTGCCTTGTGAATAGTATTTTATGACCTTGCTCAAATGACAAAAGGTTGGTAAAAGTACCAACCCCAAATGACTTACTTGAACCTCGACCGCCTGTTATAATAAAATACCTTGTGTCGTTTTCAAATAAAGGCGCATATTTACTGTTTAGTGTTATCAAATTTAATTACATCCTTTAAATTGAAATCGTTTATGTTTAAGTTAGTATTATTATCAACTGTTTGCTTTGGCATACCGTATCGATAACTTAACCAAGTCTTAATAGCTTGTACATCGTTTTCTTTTACTTTAACTGCCAACTTTTCCCAAGCTACCTTAGGAACTAAAACGGCATCCATACTTTCGATTAATGTTATTTCATCAATCTTTGGTTTTCTACCAGCTCCCTCTCTTTTACCACCATTTTGTTTTTTTTCTTCCATCTGAAAAAAGTTGATTAATCACATTGAACAGTATAATAATTCGAGTTATTTATCAATACATAACCATTTGTCGCTGGGAGTGTTGTAGCTTCGGAATATTGGAATACATAATCCCACACCCACGTTCCACCTTGATAAGCTATCGGCTTGTAAACGTAGTAAGATTTAATACAGATGTTACCTTGTGGCTCTACAACCTCTTCGGCTGAACAACTTGTAAAGATTGTTACAAGTAAAATTAAAAGTGTGCGTTTAAAATTTTCGATGTCGGAATGCCAAACTTTTTTTGTGTTTTCGTTTCCTTTTTTTTCTGACATTTGATTGCCAAAAGTTACCAAATCTTTTTCAGTAAATAGTCCTAATTTGTTTAATAGTTTTTTCATTGTTTTATTGTTTTTAAAATTGATATTCTTTTAAAATTTCGTTAATTACATCTTCTAATTTATCGTAGTTTTTACCAAACTCACCATCCCATTTTTGCTTTGTAATTCCATCGGTAAAAATAATGCAATAAATATTATCAACTACTTCTATCTTTTCAAATACTACTTTCATATATTTTTATTGCTTTTATAAATTTTTCTTTTGTGTGTTTCTCTTTAGATAATAATTTATGATATAATTTACCTATTTTCATCTCGTGAAAATAAAGCCCTGTATTAGTTTGAGTAACTTTCATATAATTTAATTAAATCGTTAATAAATGCTCTTTGATAGTGTACGCCACAGCTTCGGCATTGCCCTGTGTTAACTTTGAATAGTCTTAACCATATTTGCTCCGCTTCCAGCATCTCGTTAACCTTATCAATCGGTATTGGTATATCGTTGTACCATTCCAAAAAACGTGCCATAAACTCTTTGTCCTTTTCAGTCATTGGCGATGGACTTTTGAAACCAAATAATCGGTTTAGCTTTTGCTGTCGTTCCTTACAGGCATCACATTGTTCAATTCCTAAAGCGTGAGTTACTTTTGCTATTGCATCTCCAAGCATATTTTTTAAAATTTAGAACAATGTAATCTAATAAAAGGCACTGCATCTTTATACCAATATTTAACACCAGCTTTTTTTACATAATAAATAAAAAACTTATTAAATAAAATAATAGTATAATTTAGATGATGATTTGTGTATTTAAATAGTTTCAAAATATATTTTATTTTTTAAAATATTAAACCTTTTGCAAATTGTTTTATAGGGTATTCCTGTATCACGACTTAGTTTAAGTTTATTACTTCCCTCAAAAGTTTTTACAATTTCATTTTTATCGTTTGTAATCTCTCTACCAAAGAGTGCATCGATTAATCTTTTTTCAAAATTACTTAAATTTTTGTAAACGATTACTTTTGCTGGTTCAATATCTTCAACTAAATTTATAAAGTTATCAGTTGGTATAAATCTATTTTTACCTGTTGATTGTTTTACGCTATCTAAAAAGATAGACTTCATTGTAAAGTAAATGTAACCTGTGTTTACTTCCTCAAACTTTTTACCACTATCGTGTAATTTGATATAAGTATCTTGCAAAACATCTTGAGCAACTTCCTCTGACTTGCAAATAGAGATTGCCATTTTTAAAAGTTGGTCTTGATGTTTCACAAGTTCCTGGAGCATATTACTTTTTAGCTCTTGGTTTTTTTGGTTTGCCGAAACTTTCTATTGAACTTCCGCCATCTATTGGTTCAGTTGTTTCAACTTGCAAAGCTACTACATAATCCTTTTCAATTAATAACTTTGCTCTTTCGTTTGTTACATCGATAACGTCACCGATTTGCATATTGCGGTTTAATTCTTTGTCGGTGTAACTTCTAATTACTTTTACTTCCATAGTATAAATATTTTAAATTTTTAACAAACTTATAAAAAAAAATTATTACTTTTACACTTTCATATAATAAGTTTTGATTTTGGTTAATTACCCTCGCAGAGATGCGGGGGTTTTTTGTTGACTACTAAAGTAGCCAACGATATACTGTTTTTATTTATTTTTAAAATATTTATAAAATAATCATTAAAAAATTTTTTTATTCAAATAATAAATATATCTTTGTACTCAGATAACAACAAAGTTATTATTAAAAATAGAAATTATGTTATACGTAAAGATTACAAAAGAGGAAGCGTTACAATTAAGTTCAAGACAATACGGTATTACATCAGGCAAAAGAAATGAAGAAGGAAAAAGAGAAACTTTATACTTTTGTAGTAATTTAGTTTTTATTCAGAATTTTGAAAGAGAAAAAGAATTTATAACAATTTAATAACTATGGCAAAGAGAGGCAGAAAGCAAATCGACCCTAACGACAAACAGACGTTGGTTAGGGTTTACACCAAACGGTCAACTATTGACTTGATTGGTGAGGATAATATCCAAAAAAAATGTAGTGAATTTATTAACCAGCTTCAAGCGGATGCACTTACAAAGTGCGCAAATGAGGCATTAAAAAGTAGATTATGAAACGAGATGTAACGATACAATTTAGAGGCGTTGAATTAAACGTAACAGGCGATTATTACAAAGGCACGTTTGGTGATAGAGAAACACCACCTGAAAGCCCCGAGTTTGAAATAACACGAATTGAATTATTAGATAGTTCAACTGACCTTTCGGAAATGTTTTATAACTTAGATGCAATAGATGACATTGTTGAAGAGTGCTTAGAAGTTATTGAAAATGAATGATACCATAATCAAAACTAATGTAGTTTCAAGATTGAAACAGTTAGTGCGTGAAATCGAAGAGTTACAAGATTGTAGCGTTGCTTTCGGGTTATTATTTGAACAGGAAGTACAACTGGAAAAGTTGCAGATTGAAGTTAACCAAATAATTAAAGAGTTATGACAGCAAAAAAATACAAATGTACAGAGTGCAATTGGTCAGGAGTATTTAAAGAAATGAAAAATGAACAAGACATAGACTATGACCAATATTGTTGCCCTAAATGTTATAATGTTATGTATGATTGTCTACTTGATAAGTGGTATCTCGAAGAAGAACCTAAACAAGAAACACTTGAAGTAATAATAGGTAAAAAAGCTACTGACTATTGCGAAAAGTATAAAGGCACAGATAAATACAACGTAGCTATGTTAGCTATTGAATTTGGTTATCAATTATTTGAAACTCGCCATAACTATGAAAAAAAACATACTTACAGCAAAATCGAAAAACTATGACACCACAAGACAAAAAAGAATTGATATTTATTCTCAAAGCAGCAGCAGAGGCATTGATTGCCTTATCAATAGTATTTTTAATATTAACTTTAATTTATTTAATATTATGAAAAAACTATTTAACATTCAAGTATTAAAAGGCATTTGTCTTGGCTTGGCTTACGAAAAGCAACTTTTACAAATTGCGATTATTAAAATTGTAATTGAAGTAAATTTTAAGATTATCACCGACAATTTAAAACTATTTATTCACTGTTTAAAAGAAAATTAATTATGACTTTATTAGAAAAAATCCAACTGGAAGAAATTCAAAAATTAAGAGATAGTAATCTGTCT